ACAAACACGGAAATATTATAATAAGGGATTAATTATGAAAGTAAAATGTATAGACTGTTTAAACTGTGATGTCGACTTGCAGTGTTGTCGAAAAGGACACTGGAACGGCATCGATGCTGACGACTTAGAGCGCGAAATCGAATGTGGAGATTACCGCGATGCTGTCGACTTATTGTATAAACAAGAACTTCTAGATGAGATTAGAACCAACACAAATGTCGATAGAAAGCCTTTCGGTAAATCATAGGAGAATGTATGATTAAATTAATTAAAGGTGATTGCCTTGTCGAGATGGATAGACTAATCAGCGAAGGAATTAAAGTCGACGCAATCATAACAGACATTCCTTACGGCACGACAAACTGTCGATGGGATAGTGCGATTCCATTCGATGCAATGTGGAGTCGACTAAAGCAATTACGAAATGAACACACGCCGATAGCATTGTTTGGCTCGGAACCATTTGCGAGCAAGTTAAGGTTATCTAATCTAAAAGAATATAAATATGACTGGATATATCGAAAACCACAAGGCGTCAATCCATTCATGTCGAAGAAACAGCCGTTGAATGATATTGAAAATATATGTATATTTTATTTAAAACAATCACTATACATTCCGCAGAAGTCGAAGGGAAAGCCATATTCAATAATTAGAGATAAAAATAGCAGAATAATGGAAGTTAACGGTCAAACAATGAAGCAAACCGAAACCATTAACGATGGAGATAGATTGCCAAAACGCGTTCTCGACTTTAAGCAAGAAAGAGGATTACATCCAACCCAAAAACCAGTCAAGCTCATGGAATATTTAATTAAAACCTATACTTGCAAAAATGATACGGTTCTCGACTTTACCTTCGGCTCAGGAACGACAGCAATAGCTTGCATAAATACAAATAGAAATTTCATCGGAATAGAGTTCGACGATGCATATTTCGACATTGCAAAACAAAGAATAGACAAAGCACTTCTCGACAAGCAATAGTCTAGACATTTGATTAAAATAACCACCTACGGGGTAGGAATAAAAACCCGACACGACTCAGAAATGGGTCTGCAAAAATAGTTCTTGTCGACATTGCTCTACACCGAGCGTGCTGATTAAAAACAGTAAGGCTTTTGTCGACATCCATGAGATTTTGGCATTAATCCAACAAGATGTCGACAAGGATATTTTTGCGCTTATAGTATTATATATTATATATCTATATATAGAGGTATTAAATTTAATCTTAGTGTTAGTATTAGTATTGTTAGTATTATTATTGTTAGTATTAAGTATAATAATTACTACTGATATAAGTTAAACTATGAATCTTTCTTATTCTTAATCTTTCTAAGCGCAAAAAACAACTGAGTTGACATGAGCTTAGAATAATTAACAAATTTCTTGACAAGAATTCAATCAAGTGTATTTTGGATTCAGACCTAAACAAAGGAGAATTAAAATGTTGAATCAACAAGACCTCTACACCGGCTTTAATCGTGCTTTAAAAGTTTATGGTGGAACTTCAGCCCATGTTCAGTTAATCGCAAAACAGCTCGGTGTGCTGGCAGGTGAAATATCTGACTATGTAATTGCTAATCCTACACTTGTAACTTATGAACTTGACGGCTTTAAAGCTGGAAAATCAGACACGGTTCTCGGACAACACTATCAGGGAATGAGAGTTACATCAGTTACCTCGATACCATTCTTAACACACTCTTCAAATATTTACTCAGGAATGCCTGCCTCAGAAATAATGACTGTTAGTTTATTGGTTTCAGAAGGAACTTTCGCGGCATCAACCACAGTCTCAAACTGGACAATCGATGCAGGGCTTACCGGATTGACGCTGGCATCCGTTGGTACCGGCACGGCTATAAAGGTTCTTACATTCACAACAGCAGGAAACTCTCCAGTGAACGGCGGGGTTCTAACTATTCAGGCTAAAGCAGTGGCTCTATCTGGAACAGTTGCATCTGATGTTGTGACATTAGAATTTGAACAAACTTCCGATACTTGTGGAGGCATTGACTCCAGCGGAACCACTCAGGTAGTAACGGCGTCAACCATCACCATTGACAATGATGTTGAAAATGTATTAGTTGCGACCACGGCGACCGGTGCTTGTGCTGTGACCTTAGATGGCTCGGCAATGTCTATCCATACACTCAATGTGAAAGACTTTGGCGGAAATGCTGGCACTAACAATATAACAATAGATACAGCCAATGGTGAAACAATCGATGGCGATGCTACACTTATAATTAGTGGCGACGACGAGAATGCTACATTGTTCTTTGATGGCGTTAACTACTTAGTAATGTAAGATGGTAAAATCATGAGCTGGTTTGGAACATTTAAAGGATTAATTAACGATAACCTTGCACGGGTAATACGGATTGATAGTTCTACCCACGCAATGATAGCCATAGTGGCTGAGCATCACGAGATACATAGTGGCTCATATTGGAGATTTGGGGCTAACGAGGATGTTGCAAATGGTGACAGCCTTAACATAACATTCAGGACTCCAGCCGGCACTCCATTATTTCACCTGAGAGCTGGTGCCGATGTGGAGATTGAAGGAAATGCCATTCTCTACGAGGGAATCGTAATTGACACAGTAGGCGATGCTCCTCATCCTGTGCCTAGAAATGCTAGGCGTGATGTTGGCGATGCCGGACACGGATTTACTGAAATATATAAAAATGCAATAATTGATGTAACTGGTGCAATAGCTATAAACAACAGGCTTGTCGGCAGTGGAAAAAAGGTTGGCGGAGAGGCACAGGCTCAGTTTGAGTGGGTGTTATCACCTGATACCATATATTCATTAGTAGTAAATAATACCGGCACGGCAACCAATAGAACTAACATTAGAATACAGGGATATTTTCATACAGATAAAAATTAACATCGTAATATAAATAAAGCTACTCATAACCCTCCACATAGCCGGCTTAGTTCTAGACCTCCTAGCTAAGTCGGCTTTTCTATATCTACAAATCCAAGCCAAATCTTAGCCCAAAAGTCATTCGCGTGTCAATAAAGCAGGTCAATGAATATTTCTCAACAACCCTCACGCCAAAATCAATAGCGACCGTTTTAAGCTCTATTGAATTGTCTAAATTGGTATCTGTTGTCAATCTCTCACCGAACCCTACGCTTAATCCGATTGTAGGCTTAAGAAAACGGGGCTTAACTGCGATATTACGCGTTATAGTGTGTTCTACATAGATTGAATCTCGTTTGGCTGTTATATGGGCTTTAATGTCGAACAAATTAGTCCATTCATCATATTTGATTTCAAGGAAAACATTTGACCTGTCATCATAAATCGTGGTATCTAATGTTGCTTTTTCATATTCCACCTCCTCGCCATTGTCCAGCGTAACATAAACAGTGTCTATTTGAGTCGGCACAACATCAGGAATATCTATATCAATATCAATGTCGTCTGAGCTGTCTCCGACCACGACGATGGTAGAATCACTGATGCCGTCAATCATGTCCGCAATAGCAAGAGAGCCCCATCTGTAACCGAGAAAAACAGATAAGGCTATCATTGCAACTATCCCAACCAGAGAGAGTGTTGTGGTTAATTTCATTTTTTAATCATTCCATTAAATATATTATAGGAACCCCCAACTGTTGATGCTATGCTAACCCATGTCGCGCTGTCTATTTTATCCAAATAACAGACGATGCTTGCTATCATCAACACAGTGATTGAAATAACATATTCACGGCTGAATAGTGCTTTTAGTCTCGCCCAGAAAGACTTAGCCACAATCGGAACTGTGACTTTCTTTGACTTTATAATTGCCATACTTCCAACATATGATACACTAATAGCTATCAATACAATCTTCCAGTCGTTCTGATTTACTTGTTCAGAAAATAACAAGAAGGTTGCTATGGCTAAAATTAATATCGAGAGCAAGAATTTCCTGCTCATAATCTTATTTTCTTTCATTTTTACCTTCGTTTAATTTGGATAAATATATATCTAATTCGCCGTTTAATGAATTAACAGTATTTTCCACGTTGATGAATGTAATTCTTACCATCGCCTTAATACAGTCGAGGATTGCACTTTTCTTTGACTCACATGACGCATAGTATGAACTTTCCATAATTCCGATTACAGTATCGGAAACCCATGAATTATTCTTAACATCCCACTCGTATAGTTTTTCCATAAATATAGCAGGAACGCTGTTGCCAAGCCGGGATTTAGTATTACTGAATATATCCATGATTTCTTTAGGCAGGAATGAAATATCGTCTGAGCCTAGAGTCCTCTCAACTATTTCCTGTGTTATAAGTAGTTTTGTGCGAAGGTATTTCATCACAAATTCTTTTTTAATTCTATTATCAATAGGAAGTGTTTCTAGCTCGGTGGTTAAGCAATAGTCCAGTAAATTAAAAACCGGATGCCGGCTTGCCTTGTCGACCATGACCTTGGCTGAACGCAATCCCCTGCTGATGAGAATATAGATAAATACCAAGCAAGCGATAAAGACACCTATCGCGATACCAGTATTAGCATCCTTCAGGACTATAGCCAGCGAGCCCAGTATGCCCGATATTGCTGTAATAATTATAGCATCCTTACCGCTCTTATACATAGATACCCCTTTTAGTAGCTGGCGACGACAACCATTGATGTCGATGCAACGGGAATTGAAATTTGGTTAAAATTAGCTATCTGGTCGTAGATAGTAAAATCGTTAATATTAGACATATCCTTGCCTGCGCCGCTCACGACAACATCGGTGAGATTGCTTGCAAAATTAGGTTCGTAAACTACAATGTATGAATAGTTTCTTTTCCAGCCGAGCAACTTAGCCTCGTCGCCGTCGATTAATGTGATGTCGGCAGATGCTATGTGGTTAGTGGTCTCGACGGGGGCATCGACATCAGGCAATGCAGAGCCAGCCACAGCGTTAGCACTGACAGTATATATCATGCCCGCGCTAATTATATCTCCCGCCGTCGTGATTGCAGTTACTTTCATAATGTCGAAATTATCTGGGATGCTAGTTGAAAGTCTAGCCTCGTATGGTCTTGTTTTCATTTTAAATACCTCTTATATTTTTTAATACAGTTAATCGTTAATCGAATGTTGTCAATATATTTTTAAGATGTTGTTAGGTTAATCACATCAGACCACAACCCGGCATCGCCCCTAATGCGGCAATAATAGGTTTCTGACTCACTTGGTATATTGTTAACAATCAAAGAGCTATCGGTCAGCCGGAGCCCTGCATATCCGGTTACTCGTGTTCCGAAATCTTCATACAAAGAAACTTCTAAAACATAATATCTAAAGTCTAAATATGTTGAAGTCCATGATAAAGTAAATGAGCCAACATCAATCTCAGATGATGATAATGTTATTGCTGGAATCTCTGCTGTAACGCTATCAAGTTTTACCAGCGTGAGTTTCGTTGTGGTCTTGAAAGCCATGTTACTGAATCCACTTATACTTCATCAAGAATGTTAGCGTCATTGAGTATTCAGTGCTAGCTGTTAGTCCTGTGAAGGTGAATGTATCGAGCTGTATGTTATGACCAAGGGGAGTTTGAGTATAAATCCTCCAATCGTATGAGTTCAATGGAGTAATCGTGATTATGCCAGACCCTGATAAGGTATTAATTTCCGGTCTAACAGTATATGGGTCGACAACATAATCGGCATCGAGCGATAAAAGTGCGAGTATATCTGACTGATTAATAACAATGGTTGTCACGCCTGCCCCGGTCTGAAATATCAATGGATACATCTTAATTGTATTAGTAATTTTCATCTGAGCAATATCAATAGTATCTAGTCTGGATTCGTGGGATGTGCTTGCTACTTCTAAGGCTTCAATATCTATTACATTATCTGCAATATCCGATATATTGGCTACGACAAACCCATGATTGCTTGCAATAGATGCATTATTAACATTAAGCTGTGTTTGAACATCACTTGTGACTGTGTCTAGGTAATTGAGCTGATTGCCAGTTGTTGTAAGGAGTACATTATTAATCTTAGGGTAAATTAGGTCTTTATTCGCTAATTGCTGAGTACCATCAGTTGTTACCAATACTCCTTGTGAATTCGTGCCATAGCCTGCAAGTATTGCATCATGGGCTACATCTGCCGTTTCCAAGTTTGCAATATCCGATGCATTGCCCGAAATAGCTGACGCATTACTTGAAATATCCACATCATTGCTTGTAATCTGGGCTTGAATGTCGCTTGTAGCCGTGCTGAGGTAATTAAGTTTATCTCCATGCACTGTGGTTGTGTAGCCGTTGATTAGAGGACTATATAATCCCTTATTTGTCAATGTTTGGGTAGCATTGGTTGTTACTATGGCTCCATCCACGTCTGTGCCGATAGGTCTCACCACACCGCCATATAAGCCTAAAATGTATTCAGAAAGAGTGATTATCCCCATTCTGTAATTTATAGCCTCATCATAGAGCAGGAATTGCTCCGTCTCTGTTACTCCTGTGATTATCCTTTCATCTAGTTCACTTATTTTTTGATATGTTACTGGCATTATTTCTCCTTATGGGTTTATATCGTATGGGTCAACTTCTTTCTCAATTATATTATTATTATGTTCCGTTATGAAAATTACTTCATTAGGAGCTACTGAACCCTCGGTTATGAATACTATTCTATCAGGGTCGGCTGCATCTGCATCATCGCCAAGATTAAATTGATTAGAAACATCTACAGATTTAAACTCTAAATTTATGATTTGAGCAACATTTCCGCCCTCGACTAATTCTACTAATTCTCTATCACCAGTATAGACCGCATTTATTGCAAGTGAAATATTATCATCCCATCTATATTTAAGTGTGGTTCTATATCTATCCGGCTCGCGTGTCTGGTCATTAATCATCATTGCAATTTCTTGAATACAGCGTCGATTTGACTTGGTGGAATTAACAGCCATCGGAAAGTTGTCCGAATTAACCACTGAGAATTTGATTGTTTGCCTGTATCCAAATGAGTTAACTATTAAGTTACCATTTATATCTTCATATATTTTATTGAAGGATGATGCCTCCATTGGCTCGGAGTAATCAATAACATTGATGAGTACAGTATTAACCAATACATTATCATCATAATGGCTGAATTGAACTACTCCGATATTTCCTCTTAGTGGATTATATACAAATGCCATCTTAACTCCTTAAATTATGCTTTATACCTAATACAATGTATTCTTCGTTATCTATTTCTATTTTGTCAAGTAAATTTATATCTATTTCTTCTGACAGTAGTTCGAGTTCTTTATTGATAGAGTATTTGTTTCTAATCGACATATAGGTTGATGTAATTTCCGGCGCAAATGAATTCCATCCTGCTATCACTGAAAGATTATCGGTGGTAAATAAATCCGCATCAATATTCGTATTATCTTTTTCTGACAATATAATGCTATTTATTGCCTTAACTTCTCCCAAATTAAAGTTCTTTAAGTATATCCTGCCATAAGCATCTGTCGTTAGTATTTTTTGAGAACACTGAATACCTGCAATTAAAGCATCTGGCATAGAAACATCTTCGAGTATCTTATTGTCCACGCCATAATCACTAGTGTCAAATGAGAAATTAGAACTTAGGTCTCTGAATCTAGTTGCATATGGATAACCCTGCCTAATGACAGTTTCTATTGCACTCCTTAGTGTTGAACCTGCTCGAATATCTGCCGTAAATTGATTGCCGGTGTCGAACTGAGAAAACGTGACAAAGTCGGCAAGCTTGTTCATGTTTTCAATCATTACACCAATAGCATCTGTTGTGCCGAATGAAATAGAATCATTTTTTACAATCGACACACTTCCAAAATCGACAATGCCGGTATAAATTCTTTGGGTGCCCAAATTTACTTCAAGATATATATTCATAAGTTTAGATTTATTTTTAGTATAATACTTAGTAAAGAAATCTTTATATATATATAATCCAAAATCATCAATTTGGGATTCATCCTCTTCGTCAAAGCAGGGTAGGTTGTCAACATAGGTTTCATACTGGAGCGAACCGCCGGGGTCATTTATGGGAATAGGAAGTGCTTGTTCACGACATACTATATTATCGAAATACATCCAATTATCATTGCTGAATGATGTAGTTCTAAAAACCGATGTACTTGTAGGGTCATCGAATGCTTTGTATGGGTCAATATTCTCAATTAAAAATTTATAGCGTATAGCGGAACGGTTTTCTGGAACCTTATACATAAGGGCTTCTGATGCTGAATCGCTTTCAACGCTCGCTAATCCAAATGTTCTTTTAACCCGAGTAAATGTAATTCCGAGTTCTGGATTATCTGTATCTGTGAATTCTACGCGAGAGCCATTTTCGGTGGTCTCAGCCAATGTTTCCGTTTGTATTTTTCCGAATTGGATTCCGGGGAGAGTATTTTTTTTAGCAAATTTTAATAATTTTTCTTCTTTAATTACTTCATCTATAAATCTATTACAGGTTTCTCCCTCTCTAGTTATCGTGCCTATAATGTCATAATTAGGGTGGTCTGTCGGCACAATATTTCTTGAATAAACTAATTCTGGATTAGCGTAAAACAACATAGAGTCATAATATGGAGAATAATTCCAAACATGCCAGTTTGACCAAGGTTCATCATAAACAAAGCCAGTATCGTCTATTGAGAACTTAGACGCTAAATTTGTTTCAATTAACAACCCGCCATTAAGGTCGAATATTCTAATAAGCTCAAGGTAATCCTCATATTTAAGTATTGATGAAAACAACCCTGCCAGTATCCACGATTCCCACGCTCGGTCTCCAGATATAAGTGCTGATTTTGGAATAGTTGTGTAACTTGCATTTTCATGAGGATAGTCAAAATCTACAAATGATTCGCTGTCTTTTAGCCAGTCAGCAATTAATTGAACTTGCAACCTAAATAGTCTACGGAAGCTTGCATAGTCGCGAAAAAACATCATGTGCATCAATAGGTTTACTATATATCCAACAACTGTCTCATCTAGTATATCATTATTAATGAATGTTGAAAAGTAACCATTAATTAGGGCTGGGAGTTCCGCGTAGGTAACAATCGTTTCACCAGTAGTCGCATCAGTAACATTATAAGTAGAGTTCATTCCAATGGTTTTAATTATACTGCGAGCCAAGCAACCCATTGAATCTTTAACTGGGATTGCTCTAGTAGTATTACACGCTCTATAAAATATCTGAAAGAATACTCCATGCATAATTCGAGACTGAATATAGAATGTTCCGGCTGATGCGCCAGCCTCCCATGTTTGAGTCATTCCACGCATAGACCTATTGAACATTCTTTTATCACCAAAAACCTCTAGGATGTCTGAATTTTTAATCTCTATGACATTGTGCTCTTCGGTTAGTGTTCCGTCATGTATTAAATTATCAGAATCTAGCAATAATGTTTCAAGCTGAGTTTTCAAGGCGGGATTATTATGCGGCATACTTAACTTTATTTTAGCTCGCTTTTCATTGATAGTAAAATTATCCATGCCTACGATTTTGTCATCGTCAATAGAAACACCACTTCCATCGAGCAAGCTAGTCAATTTACCAGAATCAACCAAGTCATCTCCATTCTCATCAGTAAGCCTTATATTAATATCAGCCATTAATAGTTCTCCTTCGTTTTCCGCCAACCTCGACCATTTTGTGAAGGTCAACAGCATCTATTACCTTTGCACCCTGTAAGTCGATTGCAATGTGCATTGTTTCGCTATTTGAGCTATTTCTATGACCCACATATCCGCCGCTGGCAAAGCTATTTGTGTTATTAGTTATCGGAGACTTCTTCATTCTCCCATTTATAAGGAACGATGTGGCAAAGTCTCTAAAGTCCATTCCGCCTTTCAACGCTCCATACATACTCATCAGTGCACCATAGTTCTTGTCGGTGGTCTTCTTGTCAATAACAATCTCACCTTTATGAACAGTTCCGGCAGGTTCATGCTTGTCGCCACGACCTGTATATCCACCTTCTGAGAATTGCTGTTTGTCGATTTGATTTGCCTGAATAGCAGTAAGCCCTGTTAAGATAGCAGTTAACGCCGCCGCCATTGGAACTCCCTCTGGGAAGTTAATAGACAATGCCTTCGCCCAGATTATTGCAATAGCTTTAAAGTGTTCCAGCCAAACTTCCTTGATGGCGTTTTCTTTTTTCTTTTCAGCAATCTTCTTGTCAAACTTATCCTGAATGTCTTGTTGTTTTTTAGCACTGGCAAGTTTCTTTGCCTCCATGCGCTTGGTCAGGGCTTCGCGTTGCTGGGATGATAAGTTATCATTAGCTAACATTCTATTGCTCATTTCCTGCTGAGCAGCAAGAGCGTCTTCTTCTACCTTGAGCAATCGTTCTTTTTCATTTTCAAGTGCAGTGACTTTGCCGTCTAAATATGTCTGCCATGCCGCCATTCCGACTTCCATAGCTTTTCCTTCGACTTGATTAAGAGCATCGCCGGCAGTGAGTTCCTTTCCTCCTGTAATGCTATTCATTAACATATCTTTTGCGTCGCCACCTGAAATCTCAGATAATGAAGTTCTATCTTCAGGCTTGCCGATGATGCTTGACTTGTAATCACGCTGGGCTTTTGGAGCCCATTTCTCAAAGTCTTCAGGTAACTTACTTGATAAATCGGGAACAGCAACACCACCCCTATCCACTATCTTAGCATTAAGGCGAATGACCTCTTTGTCATCACCTTCTATCTGGGCTATCAATAATGCATTGAAGTCTCGCATTGTAACGCCATATATGTCCAGCTGTGTTTCGAGATAGCCATATAATGATGTCATATCCTTCATGCTAGAACGAACACCCTTCTCGTCAATACCATAGTCCTTACCGAATCCAACAATAGCATCTACAAACTTAGCCTGACGGTCAGCCATCACCGTTTTAATTATGCTAGATTTGAGCTTAGTTGTTCCCTCCTCTAATAGCATATTTTCTAAATCATCCATTGATTTGGATGCTAAACTCTTTATGAATTTTTTATATTCAGATTCAACTACTCCTAAATCAGTAACAAATTTAACTCTCTCTAAATCACTTGTGAGCGAGCCAAAGTAAGCAAGTACCTCTTTTTCAAATAAATTGGATAGAATAATTTCATTGTTTTTTATTTTCGCGAAAGCTAAAGCATCTATATCCTCTCCAGCTTTAGCTAAATCTAGATTTTCGCTACTCTTTAATGAATCGGAAGCCCCCGTCATTGGTACCGCCTGTCGTTTAGATGTGGCTAATGCGCCTGTGGCTTTTCCAACTTTATCATAAATTGCATCTATTGAGTTGACCTTAGTTTTTATCGCATCATCAAAGTCTGCAAATCCAACTGATGCTTTACCAATGGTTTCTAGTGCAATTAAATCACTATCCTTGCCTAGCCCTTCTTCCTTTATTTTCTTCTGCAAATCCGCAAGAGCATCAGCAAATGACGACTCAGCAGTCAGTCCCATTTTTCTAAGCAAGTCTAAATATGCTTCTTGGAAATCACTTAATTTTTCAGCTAGTTTCTTAGCTTCGGTTTTGACTGGTTTTGGACGCTTAAAGTTAATGTTTGCGGCATCAATATAATCTAAATAAAGTAATATATTACTGGCTATACTAGCTTGTTCATTTCTAAATGTCTCAACTTTTCCTTGGTCTTTAGTGAGCTCGTCCTTAAAGCCTATTGCATCATCTTCTAATTTCTCAGCATCGATTCTAAGCTTGTCTAAAGTTTCCTTATCAGTAAGTGAATCTACGGTTCTTAGTGTTTCTACCAATGACTTAGAAAGGTCTGATATATTCTTCTGGGCAAGTTCAATTTTAGTGCCCTGTAATACATTGGTATTATCATTAATTTCTCCGCTCGCAAGGTTTAATAAGTCGGTCATATTTATACGATTTGCAGTTCTGCCAAAACCACCACCTCGTATGCTAGACTGAGTATATGCATTAATGACTTCTTGGTTAGTGTTATCGTCAGTTTTATTCTTGTCATAAAAGTCTCTAGCCCTACCGTATGCGCTAAGTTTCGGATTAAGCAATTTATTGCTACCAAGTCTATCAATAGATGAGCGAATACCGGTTTGAACGGTTAGTTTCTGCTGGCGAACCTGCATCTTAAACATCAGCTTTGCTTGGTCTTCATATGCAGTACTCATCTCCTCTATAAGTGTTTTTGAGTTTTTTAATATTCCATTATATGTAACATTTTTTCCAACAATCTTAGATATTGTTTCAGCAAATTCATCCTGTAATTTATTGTTGCCCCTCATGGATATTTTTAACTGATTAGATTGCTCTAATAGTTTCGCCATGCCATCTATTTTGGAGAGGTTGGAATTCATGTTTTCAATTTGTCTATTGAGTTGACCTAGCTCGGCAGTGGCATCCTCAAGACCCAGAGATTTTATTAATTTCTGATGTCTCACTTTCTTTTGATATGTGGCAAGTGCAGATACTGCCTGCAATATTAATCCAATAAGGATAGATAGCCCTAATGTTGCCTCCGCCCATGCCATCGTAGCCGTCTGTCCAACAGCCCTGAGCGATGGTTTCAGTGCAGTCCTCATCTGGACTACCAATAGGCTCACTATATTCTTAATTCCAACTAATCCCTTCCGCGTTAAGCTGAGCATAAGTGGAAGCTTCATTAGAAATATTTGTGCCGCGAGTGTTTTTACTCCGTTAATGATATATGGCAATGCGTTAACCACGCCTACAAGGAAATTACTAAACCCCTTAGCTAATGTTCTAATAGCAGGTTCTAAGCCAGCCCCAATTACTCTGCCGGCTTCAGTTGCATCAACCTTGATTTTCCTGAGCAACGCGGAAGTGGTATTTAATCTTGCCGTAGATGCAGTCTCAGCCTCACCAACGCTATCATACATTTTTATCAAATCAGCAATATAGTCCTGTTGGTTCTGAACTAATGAAGCCATAGCCCTAAAGCCGGTTCTATTTTTAAAGATGGTGGTAATAGCCTCTTCACTGCCCAGAACTCCGCCAAGCTCTTGTAGTGTTCCAATCAAGCCCTTAGCTCTCACATCATTCATTGACATCGAGACACCATATAGGTTCATAAGTTTTTTGGCTTTTTCAGTAGGTTTCGCGATAGTCATAAGTAACTGGTTTAATGAAGTAAATGCATGAGATACCTTGACTCCATTTCTGGTCATTGTGGATATAACTGCTGAAACTTCTTCGATTGAAAGACCAAACAACGACGCAGTAGCCGCAACTTTGCTAATTTCTGTTGAATATTGCTGTGTGGTAATAATACCAAGCTTGGTAGTCTGGAACATAACATCCGCAACATGAGTAGCCTGCGAGGCACTGAGGTCAAATGCATTTAATATCTGAACCAACGCCAGCGCCGAGTCCTTCGCAGATGCAAATCCTCCAACGGCTAGCTTTAATGAGGCTTCTAATACTTGGCTGGCTTCAGCAACTCCGACTTGGGCTGAGATAATTTGATATAATGCATCTGAAACATCATTCAATTCGAGCCTATATTTTCTTGCCAGCTCAGCAGTTCCGCTTGTCAGGATGTCTTTTTGTGATTTGCTAATTCCAGTCAATAAAGCAAATGTTTTAGCAAGCTCGTCATTAAGTTTCAGGTTGGTAGCAATGGCTGTTTTTAGTCCGCGGACAAAATAGTCAAACAGCTTATATGATAATGTTGCCGTCATAACAAATGAGGCTCTCTGAACAATCTTCTCCCACGAGAACATCTTTTTGATTACACCTGTTATTTTGCCCTCAACACGATTCATGCTGTGAGAAACAAGCTTTAGCCCACTGTTGACGCGCTTTACCGAGATTCCGGCTTTGTTTAAGTCTTCTGAAAATCCCTTAGTCTTGGCTTTTCTTATATTCGCGGGAAGCTTTCTAATCTCAGAATTAATGGACTCAACACTGCGCTTGGCTTCCTCAAAACTAATTTTGCCATCTTTGGTGCTAAGGTGTTGAATGCGTTCAGTAATTTCTTTTATTTTATTAGATATTTTAACTTCAACAGCAAGTTCTTGCTTCCTGACCTCAACAGCCTTGATATCCGCGCTGGCATTCTTGGTTGCAAGGCGAGCTTCTTTGTATTTAGTAATTAATCGTTCAGTTTCTTTTAAGTTGGCTGATGCATTTACTTGCTTCAGGAGCTCGGCTTCTTCAAGTTTCCGCAGTGCTAATATTTGCTTTCTATTTTCTATTTCAGAATCAGCCCCGCCGATTGAAGTTATCTTGCTAATGTCCTTTTTGGTAACTCCGCTATATATATCCTTTTTAGCAGTAGCTATAATTCCCTCTCGTTCAGTTTTAATTCTAGCAGCCTCGATGTCGGCTCTTTCCTTGGCTAAGTCAACTTGCTTTTTTGCCTCATCTTTGGCGGCTTTTATTTTGGTCTTTTCACTGTCTAGCAATAAGTTACGCCTAGCAATTATTTCCGTGACTAGTTTCTCACCCTTAAGCCTATTCTTGGTCGCAACTTCAAGGGCTCTCGCGCTTTCCTCAGTTGGGCTAATGTTGAATAATTTCTTCTTAAGTGCTTCTTCCTGTTTGAGTAGAACGACATTCTTCTTCCTGCGAGTGATTTCCTTGTCGGTATCACCAGACGTTTGGAAGCTAGTTGCCCTCTTAGTTCTTGAAAGCGTATCTGTTCCACTGGTTGCATAAGCCCTGACTTCAGCCTTATCGATTCGCGCCCTTTCGGCAGAAGCTTTATCCATTCTACGACTATTTCTAAGAGCCGTATTGTTTTCTATTTTCTGCCTATATGCACTATTTTTATCAATTCTCTTCCCTTCTCGGATTGCGGTGTTATTTTCTACTCGCTGTAGATACTTTCTATTCCGAAGCTCTCCAGCGGTTTCCTTTGTAGCTGAACTTCCGGTAACTATCGGCGAAGTGATTGCAGATGTTTTTTTCCTAATATTTCTTTCTGCCGAAAAAACAAGCCTATCAATTTTATCCTTATAATTATTTACCTTAGTATATATTTTTTTGATTTCTTTTACAGCATCATCACCATTCTTCATGCCGGAAAGAATATCACCAAACTTTATTCTATTAAATTGTTCTGCAACTTTGCCCAGTTTGAACACATATGTGCTGGCATCATCAGCCATTGAGTCGCCTTTAAATTGAGACAACACTTCTTTTGATGCGGCAATAGTTCCAATTAATTCATTGAGAGCTTTTATGTTTTTCTTATTGCCCTTAAGCCGTTCAAGGTTTCTAAGTAACTTTTCAAGTCCTTCAAATTCTATCGACGCCTGTACATCTACAACTTTATTCTTAGCCATAATTTATCCTTTTGGTTTTATCCTTTTAAGAGCACGCTTGAATCTAGCCCCAACACGTTCTTTCGTTCCCATCATGCTTTTTATTTGACTCTTATATAGGCTCATTATATATTTAATTTCAGAATCAGCTACACCCATTTGTATCATAATTTGAATATCCCTAAATTCCTTTACCTTAGCAAGAGAGACTGACTTGTCTTGATGCTTTAATTGATTCATATATCCAGTCAGCTCCTGCACGTGTTTCTCTGCACTCTGGAAGCTTTTATTTCCAGAAAACTGTTCTCTAATCTTCATATATGAACCAATCATTGAAGAAAGTTGAGTTATTGGCGAAGTGCTTTTGCCCTGAACTGCTCTTGGCACCTGCTCAAAGAATGTTCTTAAATATGCAGTAAGCGCTTCTCTCGCAACTATATTTAACTCGCCGGTACCCCCGACAAGTGTTAATAGCGGGTTATTTTTCTTTATATATCTAGGAGCCACAAATTGCCTGTTTTGATTTTTAAAATTACCACGATTCATTGTGCTTTTATAGTGACCTACTAATACATATTCACTACCCTTTGTGGATGGATGTCCGCCCAACACGCGCCTTACCATTCTGCCACGAATAGCCTTAGCCATATCTTCAATTATTGCTCCATCGCTAGAATCAAATCCGCCGACTTTATTCTTCTTGTCAAAAATATTTCGTAGCGATTGAGTCCTTCTTCTCATAATTTCATTATTAAGCTCAGTAGCCGCCCTTAGTCCGCCTGCAAAATACTTTCGTTTATCATTTATATATTGAACTAGCTCACTGACGGTAGGAATCTCTATGGATGTATTTTCTGAATAGCCTAATAATGCATCTTGGTTATCGGAAATCAAGCCAACAGTAATTTCACTTATAAACTGTTCGCCGAGACTTCCTTGTCTGGTTTTTAATTCAGTAATGAACGAAATACCATTAACAGTGTTTCCACTAGCATATTTTAATCTATCATATACCGGCTTCAAAATCTCACGGCGTAGCTGGGCATCTGCATTAATCATTTGGTTGAATCTTTGAACCGCCTGATTAATTGAACCGACTTGAACCCTGCGTCCTGAAACTCTATTTTGTAGTATTTGATTCGCTTTATTCATTAACTATTCTCCATTGTTTTCCTGTTCTTTATATACCTTATCAACTGCATCATAAATGTCAACAGAAAAAGAATAAAAGTTTGCATGGCGTATTGAATCTCGAACTTTATCAGTAAATGACTTTGAGCCCTTGTCAATCATTTGACAGACTTCGAGGCTTGCCTTGTTTAGCTCATCACATAAAATCTTCTCGACCGACATCAGTGATTCATAAATTGTCAGAACATTCGAGTCAAATCCATTCTTAACTAATATGGAATAGCAATTAAAGTAATGATTAGTTAAATATATGTCTTTTGTTTCCTCTGCGCGGATAGCCATTTCCTCGGTACTTGGATTTGCATAGATGCCGAGCGTTAAGGCGTGTTCTTTGCGACTTTCCATCTCATTGTTATAAAGTTCCATCTGGTTGGCGATGTGCTCGAAATAAGTGTTTATGGAAGCCACCTTGTCGATTTGAGTGGTAGCTTGCACATTAATGGTATCACATATCATGTTTAAAAGATTAATATCATCTTCTATCATAATCATTGAGAGCGACCGTGCAAATTTATCACTGTAATCTATGTTGTCGATGTTCTTCTTGTTTTTCAATAATTCCGAAACTCTAGAAAAAGTTAATATGTCTCGATTCATATTTTCTCCATGTAAAAAGAAAGGCTGAACAGTCACGCTCAGCCAATCCTATATTGTTATTATTAGTTGATTAAGTGGCTGTTGGAGTCAACTCAAGCGTGGTTGATTCCGATTTTGGCACAAAACTAGAGTCTGCCGACCTAGCGTTAATTCTATAGGCAACATCATTCGTGAGTCCGTTAAATGTAACTGTATTCGTTCCGAATGTCACCTCCTTGCTCTCCACAAGGGCACCAGATGAAACTAAATAGCAATTTAATAAATAACCCTTACACAGGGCGTCTACGGAGGCAGTCCATGCTACAGTCAAGAGAGTATCACCCTCTACAGTGCTTCCACCTACATAGACTAATTGCGTATGCATTTGTTCAGCCGGAATATTAACAAACTGCCTGAAAGAACTAGCCTTGCGAACTTCCTTCTCCATAGAGAAAGTAGTAATAGGAATAGTTCCGCCAACAATTTTCTCAGAATGATTGAATGTAGCTCCCACGCCAGAAGTTGAGCCAGCCTGAACCTTATTAGTGTCCATTAAGAATATACATTCATTCGTCTCGAGCTCTGCACCTGCATAGTCGAATATGCGCGTAGCATCAACCTCGACAAGTAACACGATAGCCTCATTGCCATCTTCTAGCTCGAGTGCCGCAATGTTATCCACGGTGGCATTGATTAATTCAGCAGAGAACACTCCGTTCTTTTCATATACAACCTTACCAACCCGGTTGCCTGCGACACTATCACCATCGCTAATCTCTGAGTCGATGGATTCCTTTCGACATTCACCAAGCTCGAGCATTATTGCAATAGCAGAATTTAACTTAGTTCTGGCGAGTTCATAATTTGCAGCATCATTTGCAGTTAATGAATCATCAATGAGACCAAGCACGCTTCCATAGTTTGCACTTGATTCAAACATTAAATACACTATATAATCGCGTAACCTAAGTCCGCTTATTCCATAAGTCATTGGAGACATTATATCCTCCCTTATTGGACATCTATATCATTAATCATTCTGAAAGAAGTCGCGCGGGCTACACTTTTTTCAACAGAGATTGTAGCAATCACATTTGAGCCACCAGTTGTTTTTTCAGAATAAGATGCAATTACATCGTTAATCATGATATGGACTTTCATCTCAGTAGCGTCTTCTGAGTTTGTTCTAGCATCTCTTTCAACGAGAAATATAGACACTATTTCCCTGTCATATTCTTCTAATGAATTAATGTTAGCGATAGTAGTATTGATTAATTCAAAAGCAAGAGTACCAGTCTTACTGATTGAAATCTTACCATAACCATTACCCATTACACTTTCGCCTTCCGCGATTTCCAAGTCGATTGAGTCCATTCTACATTCGCCAACTTCCTCCATCGATGCAAGGACTGCGGCAACATTGGTGCTGTTTTGAGTAGCCTCGTAGGTTGCGATTAAAGTGGCGAGTCCTGCTGTATCGGCAGTTGCCATGTATACTCTGAAATCCTTTTTGTTAATTCCAGTTGTTCCGTATGTTAAAGCCATTTTGCTTTCTCCTTAGTTATTTGCAAAAAAAGATATTGCAGTTGTCCAGCCGGAGATAAATGCACCCTCTCCAGTGGCAAGGTTCGTAACTGGCTCGATTGCCGTAACGACCTTAAAGTTATTGTCATTGATGATAGTCTCTAGCTGGTCAAACGTTGTGCGCTGAACTGCCATTGAGCCCTCACCATCGTCTAGTTCTATAATATCAAAAACCGATAATACATAGATATAATTTGTCGGGGCATAAGTTCGAGATTCATTAGCAAAGTCACTACTTCCTAGAAATAATCCTATTGTCGGGAACTCGCCATTCGACATATCTATTTCATTACTAGAAATATAATAGTCAGAATACGCAAGCCCGAGCGAAGCGATTAGTGCAGTGTGTTTCGTTAGGAAGGTTGAGCTCATACTACAAACCCCGCAAATGTTCCGTCATAATAAATTTCATCTTCTGAGTCTGACGGTATAGCAAAAGATATACTCTCAAACGCTAATTCACGATAGCTTTCAGCCTTGGATAATATCTCATCATAAGGAGCCGTTGCGACACTATTGCTACCAGAACTTTCACGCTCGGTATTAACAGAACCCTTCACCAGCTTTCTTAGTGCTAGTGATAAATGATACAAGGCAAAGTAAGCCTCACCAAATATCAAGCTCCTGAGTGACCTTTCATCTGAGTCTAAAGCGTTGAATTCCTTGTCATCGAAAACTTCAAAAGCCTCTAAGGTCGGGTAAGCATCAAAATCAGCAACATATGTAGCATAAGCAGTGTCGCCAAGATTCTGCAACATTTCTCGTGATGCACTAGATATGATTTGAGGTGTAATAACCTTCTTAGCACTTGCCGAAACAGTTGCCAACTCAGCCATCTTCAAAACAATCGCATCATCATGAACTAAAACTGCCATCTTGACTCCATTTGTTTAGCTATTAACAATATCAACTAATTCGAAACTACCCTTAGGTAAAGTTCTGAACGCTTTCTTGTTAAGTTTATATTTTTTATTCTTAGTCAATTTACCAAGAACTGCATCATGCACGGTCTGGTTCATAACTATATAATATACCTTGCCACCCGCGTGAGTGACAAGGCTTTTATAATTAGAAACCTTTTTGATTGGTTTCTGTTCCATTAGTTATTACGCCGTGGTTACGGTTAATGTAATCTCAGGAGAAGTTACAGCATTGTCATAATATGCTCTTATGTAGTAGACATCATTAGCAAGGTCAGTAAGGTTATCACCGTCCTGAACACGAGTTGCACCGGCGGAGATGGCTGTAGCCTTCGTTGCTGACAATGTGCTAGTATGATAATATATTTCAGAATGCTGAGTGTCACAAACCGGATATAGGTCAAATGTAGTTTGTTCGACGGCATAATTTGCACCAGAAGTAACAGCATATCTGTCAGAGTTGCCGTTTGGATAATTAACAGCATTAACCATATATATCTGCTGAACGGTAGCACCGTTAAATGCAATTACAAAGCTTTCATGCATTCCAACCTGAACATCCATATACATATTATATGTGTATTCAAATACCGAGCCAGTAGAGCCACGACCGTTGAACTCATCTGTTTTAAGGTAAGATGTGCTGTCAGAGGCAACATCAATGTTCATAGGATTACCATAAACAATAGCACCAGAAATTGCAGCACTTACCTCATGAGTTTCATTGATAGAAATCATGTCGGGAAGAACTACGATTTGCTTACCTAAGAACCTAGGCACACTGCCGTCAGTAAGGATACCTTCTCTATATTCTGTCGCAACCGCGTTACTGCCGGTCATTATGGAACGAGAGTTTCTGTATGTATCAACATCAGCCTGAGACATCATAAATACATTGTTGGGATTACTGCGATATTCTGGAAGCATACCGTCATGCATCTTGGTCATAAGAGCCTGCAAGTTAGCCCCAGTATAATTAACGCCAATATAATCAGCAGTATTAATTTTTACAGGAGTAAGATATTTGCCCAAGAAACCATTAACTGTGATTGAACCGTAGCTATTAGTATGGGCTCCATCGGCAACCCTAAGAATCTGGATGAACCCTTTACAGAGGTCATAAAATTCCTGAGTGCTAGAATAGGTTCCAGTCTCTAAGCCATTGGTTACAAGTAGTAAAATATCATTAGACAATGAAATAGCAACATCGTTCTGAACCTCTGCATCCCAACTTGGAATCCAAAGATTGTCGATTACAGTCTGCAATGGAATATCATGGTCAAGCTGAATATTCTGTAACTGTAGGTTTAAGCCGAAGTTATGAACGATGCGCTTGTTGATTGTAAGACCAGAAGTTCCGCCGTTTCTTTCACGAGAGAATAAATTCTTCTTGCGAATAGCCTTGGCTTGAATAGGAACGACCAGCTTATTGACGATGCGTGAATTAAACATTCTAAGGTAGGGGCTTTTGTCAAATATGAAATCCAACTGGATACGAGCCTGCTCCTCAGTAAGTGTTCTTCCGCGTGTGAAATCGAGAGTAGTTTCATCGATTGTTGACTTTGCAATTTCAATGCCGTCAGAGTCGGTGAGCCCTGTGTAGCCCTGTTTTGAAAGCAAATAGAGAGCAACTCTACTATACTTAGCCTGTGGAGCCTCTACGGCACCTTTTTCAATATCTACGCCAAGTGCTTCTAAGACGGCAAGTGCGTTTGCGCTAGTTAATTTAGCCATTATACTTTTCTCCTTATTATAGTAAAGTTGGTGCGTGGCTCATTGCCACTTCTGTTACTTGTGTTTCAGTGCCCGCGCTAGAGTCTGTTTCAAACTTTTCAATTTTCTCAGTCAATGTCGCGACGGTCTCAGTAAGACCCTTCACTACTTCATTAATTTCAGCATTACTTTCTTCAAGAACTTCCTTCAATAGAACAGTTACTTGTTCGGTGATGTCTGGAGTTTCAATTTCAGCAATACATTTCTGTACTAATTCTAAAACCTTTGTCTCTTCCATAGAGTTGTCTCCTTCTTCGTTGTTAATTATTATTTCTTCTTCATTTATAGTCTCGTCGTCGACTTCGCTCGTTACGATAGTGCTCAACTCGACAACTTTCTTATCGACATAGGCTTTACATTCTCCAAGTGATTTAGAAAATACATTTAGTTTCTCGATATCATCTTCATTCCATTCTAAATTCTCATAATAGTCGCTATGTAACATATCGAGTAAGAAATATGGACTCTTCGTTATGTCGGAAATACGCTCATTTACCGTGTCATCAAATGACTTGCCGAAGCCAATAGCCCTTAATGCTCTTTCCAGAATGTTTTCCTTAGTCTCGACTTCTGTTTTCTCGATAACATTGCGAGCGATACCATACATTGAAAAACCAGTAATGTCGCCCTTCTTGTAGGCATCCCAGATTTCCTGTGTAGCCTTGCTTGCAATAATCCATGTGCCTTTCGTAACGGCATTTCCGTTAAGTGTCAAATCGCAGGGAGCGGTATAACATTCCACAACCTCGCCCATTCCAGCCTCTAAGTCGTGCTGTCTATCCATAGCTCTATAATACCTCATATATTCATGGCAGGCTTTTTCAATATTGTCAGCAGTCATAAAGTCACCGTGTGAATCCACTACATCCGGCTCATAAACAATACCATAAAGTAATCGTTGTTCGTCATCTGTGGTGGTAATTAGGTCAGCCTTTACGATATACTTAACATCAATCTCCATATTAGACTCGACATCGCCTTCTGCTTTTGCCAAAAGGAAAGTGCGTTGATTTGCACCCTTGTCGACGAAAGAAACATGAGTGATTGTTACATCTCTCAATTCTCTTTTCTTCTTAATGTTAGTTTTCATTTAATTACCTCTTTATTTAATATGTTTCTATTTACAAAAAATGTCAAGTTAAATTTTGTTTATTTAGTTATTTACTATATCCTCATCCATATCGACCCCGAGTTCACTCAGCCTAATATCCAATTTAGCTTTAGTCGTGAATGTTTCAAAAGTAAGATACTTACCAAGTGTTGAACCACCTTTGCCATGTGAGCAATATGTTCCATTGCTGAACACTATACGGTATTCGTTATCGTTAAATTTTAGAGTCATGGTGTTGCTCCTGCTTCTGTTATTGCTTCACTTGCCATATCGCTTATTGAGAAGTCTGATAAACCATCTAACTCTCTAATAATTGCAATAGCGTTTACTGTATCACGATGCTCTACTGAGAATGGTCTTGAGTAAAGATTATCAGTAGCGTCAGGTTCCGAACCGTCTGTAGTATAGTATATATTTTGTTGTGAGTATGTACTTGTTATTGTAACGAAAAGACTATTTGCTGGGTTAGTTATTGCTGGTGCTGTCGTGGCTACAGGGGATGGGTCAAATGTCCATAATAAATCAGACAAAAACAATAAAGCATCTATTGCATGACCATCATCACCAATCTCATTGTCAACTGTTACGGTAGGACAACCTAAAGTTATGTTAGTTGGTGAATCATTAATAGCAACCGTCTGTGCCCACCCTATAATCGTTGCCTCGAAGTTAGCTTTGTTCATATTGGAATTTGTAAGCATATATCGCATACTGCCGACACTCGTTATATCCCAATCTCCAATAGGTTGATTGAAGTCGTCTGCAAGGAAAAACATATGCAGCATATTCTCGACACCGGATGTAATCCAATTAGATATATCTTGATTGAAATGTCTTGCGTAGTAAAACATCTGACGCATAGTGGTGACAAGAGCAGTATTCCAACTTCCAATAGGTTGATTGAAAGCTTCTGCATAGTAAAACATATAAGCCATAGTGTCGACACTGGATGTATCCCAAGCTCCAATATCTTGATTGAACCGAGATGCTTTGTAAAACATAGACTGCATAGTGGTGACAAGAGCTGTATTCCAAGTTCCAATAGGTTGATTGAACCGAGATGCACCGTAAAACATCTGAGCCATATTGGTGACACTCTCTGTATTCCAAGTTCCAATAGGTTGATTGAAAGCTGTTGCACTGTAAAATATCCTATACATATTGGTAACATGAGTTGTATCCCAACGAGTACAGCCCTGATTTAAAACTGAGCAACCATGGAATGTACCTGATAAAATAAGAACAGTGCTTGGCAATGAAGTATCGGGAACGCTTAGTAGATTTCCGCAACCCCTGAACCCTTCGAATAATGATGTCAGCCCTAATCCAGAACCAAACGCTATTACGCTTGTAAGATAATTGCCAGCATCCCAATTTGCACCACCAAACGCAGGTAATCCAGCTCCAGACTTGCTTATTTTGCAGATATATTTACCATTAGCACTATAAGCGTGACTACAAGTATCTCCTGTCTCATAAACATCATCATCAGAAATATCACCAGCATCACCCCAAGCAACATATACACCAAATGCACCTGCTAAAGGTAATGTGACATCACCAGTACCCGCTCCACCAACATCTTTTACGGTGAACTCTAATATCATTGATTTGGACTTTTCAATATCTGGTATGTTATTAGAATATTTATCTCTAATTGTATTTGCAATTATATTTCTCATATTTATTCCTTATTCTTTTCTGAATCTAAATTACTAGCATCTTCACCATCACCAGTTTCGGTTGAGCTATTATCGGTGGTTCTTAAGTCGCCAGTTGCATTTAATTTCGGAGCACCTTTTGGATTCACTCCATTAGACTCATCTATTGGTGTCTCCATTAAATCAAGTGGCTTTAAGTTTAAAAATATTTGCCTAATCTCATTTATACCAAGACCACGATTTCCAAATTCGTCAAGCATATTCCAATAAGCACTCGCAATAACTGCATTGTCCTTTTCATTAGATATGTTAATTGTTTTTAAGGTGAATTCATAGTTCTTGCCAAATTCATTCGCAATAAACTTATTAATAGTATTGCATAGCATAAGCTGAGACGGCAAACAAACAGTTTCGATGAATAGTTTTAAATCAGCAATACCGGCACTTCCACCACCAAGAGCTGTCCCACCAGACAAGCCAAGAAGTTTTGGCATCACCCTGCATTTCAATGCTATCTTAAATTGTAGCTTATCATTCAATGTGATGAATTGTTCATCAATGCTTTTAGAGAGCGGAATTAAGCTTACTTTAGCCTTTTCATTCGGTATGGACAGGAACAACATCTTATGTGCATTGTCAACGCCCTTGAGGCTATTTGTAATAAACTGCTGAACGGCTTCGTATGATTTCTTTGATAATTTGCCACCCGTAATGGTAACTGCCCACGCAGGTTGCCCGCCATTTGAGAAAAAGTTAATATTATATTGGTCAGATAAATAGCTCTGTTTAATCATGTCATATAAATGGTCAACATCTGGCTTTCCATAATATAAATCCTCCTGAGACGGCACCTTAAAGTGTATTACATAATGAGTTCCGTCTTTAGTCTTGCCGTCAACAGGATATGGCTCATATTGCGCATATGCCCGAACTCTTCCGCCCGCGGTTGCTGATGGTAGGTGAAAAAACTTATCTACAGTTCTGGTCGTAAGTCCCTTTTTTGCTTTTGGCTTAATATACATATCCTTCGCCGGCAAATAATAAATAGCACGAGTTTCTCCACTCTTTACAAATTCCATGTAGCCATTATGAAATGTTTCTAAATCCTCCTGCACATTCTTTAATGTGCTGATGAAAGTGTCAGAAAAGTTTCTGCTTGGATTGCTGAAGAACTCCATTAGTTGTTTATTGTCTTCTGCATCAATAGCTCCAAACCTATATCCCAGACCGGCGATTGTATCACGCTTGATTTCTATACAGGTCTGATATGTTGCATCGAGAGCTTTATATTGTAATATTTCAGAGGCATTGAACGGATGAGGAACACAACCATATTTTAAAATGGATGAATTGTTTGCCGTCACGACATTACTTGCCGGAATTCCAATTTTCTTAGCGATGTTTGGGAAATACATGAGTTCCGCGTCCTGCAAAATCGTGTCTGCATTTACTATGGCACCGTCTCCGAGCTTTTCCTCAGTAACCTCAATACTTTTTTCTATTTCGTCAGTTGTCATATATTCTCCTATTAAAAAATAACTATTTCCGACTCTTCGTCATAGCTAAGTTCACCTAACACTGAATTATCATTGTTGTCAAATGATTTCTTACTATTTGTTATAATATCTATTTCAAGTTCTGAACCAGACGACAATAATGAAAGCAAACCCGCCATTGAGTCGATAGCATCATCTTTTGCTGTGCGGTGCTTCCCGTATGACACTAAGTTTGACACAAAGCGTTTATAGTCTTCATCACGCTCGTTCTCAACGAGGAAATAACATCTAGCCTTGATGTCTCCGATACTTAATAATATTCTAATTTCTTTATTGGTAGTAGCGGTTCTACACTCTATCTCGACACCAAGAGCTTCAAATAACTTTTTATACTTCTCTTCGAGATTAGTTGCAAATTCCATTCCACCAGCATTGCTCTCGAAAACAAACTCATCTGGCTTAAATTGTGCAGTCTTCTCGATAAGTGGTCTTTGCAGATTAATACTATCTTCCGAGGAGAACACTACTCCAGTAATGAATACTCGACCTTCTGATGTTTTTGCAAATGGAGCCGACAAGTTGTCAGAACCCTTATTTGCATAGTCACACCACGCATAGCTTCCCTCGATTTCTATGTCGTCGAGGTCTTTCATTGAAAACAAATTTAAATCATCGAGTGAAATTTTAGCAAAACTAGCATCGATTGGCTTGCATTGATATAACGCCTCGAACATCCATTCCTTTCCAGTAGCTTTCCACGAGGCTCTAATCTCGAGAGCATCCTTTGTCGGAAACATTGACTCACAAATGGATTTATCGTTTTCATCGAGAAGTGGAAATATGAACTTACTCCATTTCGGGTCATTCTCCCTCAGCCCGATGGGGTCTTTTGATGCCCATCTAGTCTGGATTATAACTCTGGCACATTTCGATGCAGTCTCGACTCGAGATGTTAATGCATATTCCACAATAGTATCAACTTTCTCGAGATGTGTTTCAGACATTGCTTCTTCTGGATTCTTTACGGGGTCGTCAAAAATTGCGGCTCGATTACAGCCCTTTCCGGTCATGGTTCCATTAATGCCGCCGCCAAAATAAGTAGTTATCGTGGTTCCCTTTATCTGCCAGTTCATTTTCGAGTGAGCAGAGTTGTCGAGCTTGATGTCTGGAAATATTTCCCCATACTCACTGCTAGTCAATAAATCGAGTGTAGCTTTCGAGAGAGTCATTGCGAGCTCATCATTATAGCAGTTACGCATAAACGAACCCTGAGGGTCATAGCCCAGCCACCACCCAATCCAATATGTAGTAGTCCTGCTTTTTCCCATGCGCGGGAACATAGAAATCAAAACATACTGGAGTTCACCAAGCGTTATCCGACGAAATACCTCGGTTAATTCCCTGAGCGGGGTTTTGTCGTCAGTATAGAAATCAGGCGCAATGTGCTGGCAAAACCTCCATAGCCCAAGCTCTTTATTTGGTGAATATTCTTCCTGTAATTTGTCCACTTGTTTTTGCTTGCGAAGTAATAGCTCCTTGCGAAGGTCTGCTTTTGAAAACTTTAATTCATTAGCCATTCTATTCAGTTCCCCCTTTTTCAGTGTCCTCGATAAGCTTGAATACTTGCTCGTCGGTCAGGTCTCCTAGTTTCGCAGGTGCCTTTCCAGTTGAGCCGTTAGGAGCATTGATTTGGAGGACTATTTGACCGGCTTTATCACTACCTGCTATCTTATTCATGGTGGAGGCTATCTTATTAATGTCATCAATCTTTACATATTTAGATATATCAAAGAATTCACCAGCAGCCATACATCTCTGTTGCTCTACCTCTAATTGTTCAAAAAAGTTATTCAAAAGCCTGTATGAACGCGTAGCAATGCCACTAAGTGATTTCACCATTGTCTTAATGGACTTCTTGGCTTCCTCTGCGGCAACATCGTTTTGTATGATTTGCTTTTTGCTTATGTGCTGTTCGCGTTGTTCTATCCATGTAAAGCCTCGATTGAGCGGGTCGAGAGTATCATTAGCCATAGATATAATTAAGGGCTTTGATACCCTGTGTTGCTTGGCTAGCGAGGCGTATGTAGGATAGTTGCCAGAATGCCCCATGACATACTCTGCCCTGATTAGATTCCAATCAATAACCTTTACCTTTCCCATTATTTAAATCCTTTTGCCAATATTCCTTGGTAAGTAGTAATCCACAATCTATTTAGTTCTATTCCCATTATTTTACCAATATCGCCATAATTCCCAGTGCAAAGCCTAAAGAATTAGCAACAAGGTCTCCAATATTTAGCTTTTTTGTCTTAAAATTGAACTCTAAAATAAGGCTTACACCCAAAAAGCCCAAAGTTATGACTACTTGTGATAATAATACAAAATCACCCATGAAATACACATTTAAGGCTGTCAGAAATAACCCCAAAAGCGTTGCACCTATAAAATGCAGATGCCACCGAGCACTTACTATCTTATTCATTATTTTACTTAAAAACATTTGATACTCCTTAATCTATTCTATAATTTTTAAATTTAAGCAAGGTGGGGTCTCCAAATATTCTATCCGCCCAATAAGGCTCATTCCATTCTTCAGACTGAACCCATTTGCCCCATTCTCTACTTTTATCACTAGGTATTACATACCAGCGTTCATCTTCGTCAGTAACTAGTATATATTCCACTAAATCTCTCCATAAACCTTCTTATTGTAGGTAAATTTGCCATCTATGACATCAACTATCGTTAAAATAGTAGTTTTATCAGGGAAAATATCCAGCGTCGCAAAGGCATTACTCCACCTTTTCTCTCTATTTCTCATATAATGCTGGTTCATTGAGCAGGTACAGCCCAGCGAGTGTGCCGAAATGTTGCCACCAAACACAGACTTTCTATGAGACTGAACATCATGCGTATGTCCGTAAAGAACATTGCACCCATAAAGTTCAAGCATTTTATTGGTATGATACTTATTATAGAACTTACCATGCATACAAACTATATTGCCCAGTATATAATTACCACCATACTCAATACATTCCCAACCATTGCGCTGACACATTTTATCAATGCTGTATATTCTGTCTAATTCTTGATGCTCATCTATATACCATTCGAGACGCTGTTCATGATTTCCCGTGATAAAGACTTTTGGGCAATCGAAGTCACTCCACACACCAAGTCCTGCCTCAAATGCATCTAGGTCATCTATTAGGGCTAATCCATTTTGTAGTCTGGGTTTCCCTTTGTTAAAGGATGAGATAGACTGAAAATCAGCCATATCGCCCAGATGAAGTATTCCGTCCGGATTGTATTCCATTGCAAACTGCATGATTGCCGAGATTGTAGGTTCATCATGATACGGATAATGGCTATCTCCGAATATAAGCCATGATTTAACTTCTGAATTCTGCATAGCCTCGCGTGCATTGTTCATGTTATATAGAAAACGCGCCTGCTCTGATATATACTTTGAAAATCCCTCGCCACGCATATGTCTGTCAGTGGGTAGCTTTCCAGTATTGACCTTGAATGTTACTATATAATTAAGAGCTTCCTTGAATTTGCTTACCTTAATTCTAGGCATTCTTCCTCCTGCTAATTCTTTCAACCGCTATATCAATATATTGAATGAACCTATCAATAATTGCTTCTGTTTCCCCATGTACGACCATGTGTGGTCTTTGTGAATTGTAAAATATTTTAACTGTGTCTTCTTCCACTAGACTTATCGCACCCCAATCACACAGCATCTCCATAACATATAGCTTATCCATTTTTGTAGAGATTGAGTTACCGTCTCTATAACTTGTCCAGTATTGCCAGTGATGCTTGTTTGAATTGTAATGACTCATTGCCGCTATAAATAGCTTATCATCAACTATTCTTTCTATTTCAAAATCTTCGTCGCTAGGATAAAACTTCTGTCTGTATGGTTCAAATTCATCTTCTGTAAACTTAGATTCATCATGCACTCTAACAATTTCTCTCATGCGAACCGAGTCTACACCTATCCCGAAATCATGAAGCACTTCCTCGACTTCGCACCATACTTTCTTTACGTTCATTATGTGAGTATGAATATAATCACTGTAAGCCTTGATTGATTCTTGTTTAGTCATTTCTAGTATTCCCCCTATATCCGCCATTTTTTAATTTAGCCAAAATACTATCTTCTGGAATAAAGGAGCCACCACTATTGATGGTAAGCTTTCTGTTTCCCTTTTTATAGTATAACATATCCTTCGGTTCTGAGTTTGCGTCCTCACAAAATAATTCAACCAAATATGAGCCCCACGAAATATCTAAAGTTTTATGGCAGGCAAACAATGGATTAATATAATAAAACTCTTTCTCTTCGAGCCTGATGTTTAATACTGCATTCGCTTTATAGAGCTCATTGAATGCCATATTTAATTGTGAGCGAGTTAGATTACAAAAAGCCATTATATCCACGATTGTCATTGCTTTTTCATCATATTCAATTCTATTTGTGAGCGGGTTAAGGCAGTTACAAAGGAGATAGTAGGTTTGATTCCCAAGTGTCTTCTTGTTTGCGGTAATATCTTTTACTACTATATTCAACAAAATAACTCCTTATTATTTACGATATTTATGATTCATGCCCACCTTATTATACCCCCATCAAAAGTCAAGATATATTTTAATTGACATACTGTCGGTGTCCCTTAGCCAACCAGCCATCCATCCTTGCATCCCCCATAATGTATAATAAACCCTCCACTTCCCAGCACCTTACAACAAACAAAATATCTCCAAGCCCGTTAACTCCCAGTCTATCAACTACTTACAAGCATGGCGTAAATCGAAGAAGTGTGTAAGTTACTGCAGGACAAGGACTTGCAATCATAGAGATTTATACATACCAAAGTGTATGTAAACGGTCAAAAACCTTAATTAAGCAACTACCACAGCTACTTTTACACCTCCAATAAACCTATATGTGTCAATTTAGTGTCAAGCCGTTTCGATGTTAAGGTCGGTTATGTGAGCTGTTTATGAAAAATTTTAAATTATATAAACATAAATCGGTGTCAATTTAGCTCTTGATTATGGTCGCCCAGAAAGAGCTTAGCTGCAATTAAAGTAACAATCGTTACATTGTCGGAATGCGGTGAATCCTGCGCGGCTCGCCAGCAAGTCATATGCAAGGCAGAGACCAAAACGACTTCAGACCGGCTTAATTGCAAGGAGGTTCCGGCGTAGGTGCCTTGTGCTTGAACCGTGGTCGGGCTTGAAACGACCTTAGACCCAGCCGGCTGTGTTCAGTTTTCAGGCTTGTTCGTTAATTATGAACGCAGAGCTTTTATGAACAACCGGCTCAGTCGCTTTAATCGAAGGTCGTCGAGGTTCTGCACGGTTTTCAGGCGAAGGTCGAGCTGAAGCCGGCTTTGGTTGCGCTGGTGCCTGTAATTAGACTATGTTGCCGGCGAACTTAGCCTGAGTCGTCGCGATGGTCGAAGTAATTCTACTAATTGCAGGAGTGGGCGGAGGTTTTGGTGGCTGGCTGGCTTGGCTTGCTGGCTTGCTTGAAACGGCTTTAGACTACACCGACTGTTAGCCGGCAGGAATCCTAAAGACTCATACAGGGTTCTATTAATAGTAGATAGCAGGTGTAGTGTTTGTGGGTTGCAAATTATTTATATAATTAACTTGACTGTTTCAGGGCATTCTGCTTTATTGATTCAAATTAAATGGAGGAACAATGACAATTACGGAACAAGCTATTGAAACATTGAAACAATACGAACCAGAAGAAGGTTACTTGTTGGGGTTTAGTGGTGGTAAGGATAGTATCGTTATCTATCATTTAGCCAAAATGGCAGGAGTTAAGTTTCAAGCAATTCATAATTATACTACTGTCGGCATCCCATCGGTGATAAGGATGATTAAAAAAGATTATCCAGATGTAAAATTTATTTATCCTAAAGAAACAATGTTCCAACTAATCGCTCATGCAGGTC